AATGTCAATTCTTAAAAACTTAGTAACAGAAAACACACATAAAATTAAAAAGATTGTAGATTTGGATTCCAGATACAATAGTTACTTAACTGAAGCGGCGACACACAAGCATCGTACTAAAATGATCAAAGAATCCTATAAGAAAGATGTTTATTCTGCAAAGCAAAGTGCGGCAATGAGCAAGGCTAGTGGTATTAAGAAGCAGATTAAGTCCCTAATCTAATCTGCAATTAAATTCACAAAAGCATAAATACATTATATACAATTAAAGCGAGGTATACCATGATTTTAAACGATTTACAAGAAAAGAAGTTTGCAAGACTTCACCGTACGCTATCAGAGGTTTTCGATATTGATTTTAATTTCGAAATGCCACTTGAGAAGATTCAAAAAGTAGCAAAAGTTACTGAATCCAGACTTGAGGATCTGCGTAGCAATGGTGTTGATGCATCCAACAAAAATTTCCAAAAACTTATGCTAATTGCAGAGGGATTGAAGCTAGTAGTTACTGAAGTAGCACCAGCTAGAACAGATAAGAAAATTAAGATTAAAGAATCAGCAGATTTAGATCAAGCAGAAGTACTACTAGCGGCAAAGCAAGTAGCTGATGATCTACAAAAAATGGCTGAGAACTTAGCAAGTATGCAAGTTGAAGACCTAATGTCAATTACTAATGCAATGAAGGAAGAAATCGGACTTGCAGAAGCAGAAGCCTTTAATGCGGCGGCTGAGCAGGCAATTGGTGGAGCTCTAGAAGCAGTTAAAGCCGCAAATGATGGTGTTAACAATGCTCTTATGGTTGCACAAGGCCAAGCACCAGCAGACGATATGGCTATGGACACAGGTATGGACATGGATCCAGAAGCTCCAGCAGAAGAGCCAATGCCAGATATGGATGCTGAAGCACCAGCAGACGATGACTTTGGTGGAGCCGATGCTGCTGACGCAATGGTGGATGACACTGGTCGTGAAATGAAGGAAGATGCATATTTACAAGCATTGAAACTTGTTAAAGAAGCACAAGCTGATGGTAAAGTTAGCAAAGATATTCTTAAACAAGCATTCGCAGTAATGAGAAAGTAATATGCGACTAACGGATCTTATCAGGGAAAATGCAACAAGTAAAGATGCAGTACTGGATCTCTTAACGGCTATGGCTGGTGAGGGATTGGATAGTATTCCACTTGAAACACTTTCAGATGAATTATCCCATCAGGGACATGATTTAGATGAAAATGCCCTTTTTGATTTATTAGGTAGTCTCGCAATTGTAAGGAACATCAAAGACGGTGTTGCCTTTTTCAATACTGATAGTGATCAGAGTCATAATGCAACTGATCTACCGGATCCAGGAGTACAGAAGAACCAAGTTAATAAACTTGCTAAGAAACAAGTAGATAAAGAGATGAAAAAATGAGTGTAGGATTAAACGCATCACAGGCAAGATCAAAGAGTCGTGAAGACATTACAATCTATAATGAGGTTTCGACTATCATGTTAGCAGTAATTACGGCAAGTGCCGCAGGTGAGTTTGTTGCCTACGTGGATGATGGCACAACAATGACAGAATCCTCGCCTACTGAAGTCGTAACAGGAACTGTAGCAAACCCTACTATTAATGTTAGTGATTCAATTATACTCGGAACAACTACAATAGTACTCGGAACAACGGGTACTAGTCTAAATGCCATTATTGCTGACATCAATGATGCAGGAGTAACTGGTGTTGTAGCAAGTAAAAATGCCACCAACAATCTAGTACTAACATTTACTGGACAATCTAGTGCAGTATGGACTTATGAGATTGGTGCAGGAACGGCAAATACAGCTCTTGGATTAACAACAGGCGTTGCAAATATTACCACACCATCAAGTGTAAACTACTTTCAAACTTGGCAAGGTACAAGAACAAACAGAGGCGAAAGCCAACAAATGGACCAAGTTATAGCTCATTTTCAAAACATGGGTTTTAAGATTGAACGTACTACAAACACTACTTCACAAAACACATATCAGTGGAATCTTTACTGGTAATTTCAAAATAACTCTTGACAATAGTGTGTAAAGGCTATACTATAAGAGTATGGTAAAAATAAAATCCCCCTACGATTATAAAGAGTTAAAACGTACAGAAGTAGATGGCAAACGTCTATATATAAATCCTTATGGAGATCCTGTACCAAGTGTAACGACAATCCTAAGTGCTACACAGCCTGCTGAAAAGCGACAAGCCTTAGCGAATTGGAAGAAACGTGTTGGCAAAGATGAAGCCCAACGTATCACAACAACTGCCGCGAATCGCGGAACAGTTATGCACAATATATTAGAACATTGGGCATTGGGTGAATACGAAACGTATAACCCTGGCAACAACGTTGTACATCAGCAAGCAAAGGCAATGGCACAAGTTGTTGTTGAAAATATTGAAAGCGATGTACAAGAGATCTGGGGTACAGAAGTAAATTTAGTAGCAAAAGAACTATATGCTGGTACTACTGACTTGGTTGGTATGTACAAAGGTAAGCCTACTATTATGGACTTCAAGCAAACTAACAAGCCTAAGAAGCGTGAATGGATTGATGATTACTTCCTCCAGGGTGCCGCTTATGCAAATGCACATAACGAAATGTTTGATACTAATATAGAAAACATAGCAATTTTTATGTGTAGTGGTGATTGCCAGTGGCAATTATTTGAAGCAAATGCTGAAGAATTTAAGACATGGGAACTGAAATGGGCTCAACGTTTACAACAGTTCTATGGTATTTGATGCTAAATACATTATACGGAGAATGAACAAATGGCAGATACTATAGCAAAAATTCAATTGAGGAAAGGCGTACTCGCTGATCTTCCTATCTTAGATAGTGGTGAAATGGGATACGCAACTGATGCCCAACGACTATTCATTGGTAATGAAACAATTACACGAACAGGCGATGGAACAACAACCGATTTTGATTTTGGTATAGACTTTGACCCATTAGTAGCTTATGCGGTTACAGAAGACGGCTCAGCAATTAACCCAGCCTCAATTACTAAATTAGGTGATGGTACTGTAGTTAGGATTACACCTGCTCCAGCAAATGCCAGTGCCGTTGTGTTATCATACAACACAGAAGTATATACATTAAGTCCTGATGTTGGATTAGATGTTCCACTAAGCAGTACGTTAAATCAACAAGCATCGGCAACCAGTGCTGGTATTACTATTGATCCAACACGTTATGATAGTGTAAACATTGAATATACATTAAAACATACGACTCATATTAGAAAAGGCGTAATTAGAATTGGTATAGCCGGAGCCTCCGGTAACGTTACAATTAATGACGAACATACATCTAGTACAACTACTCTACTTGATCATACATTCTCTGGTGCTTGGTCGGGTTCTCCGGCAGTATGGACATTACAATACACAGCAACAGATACAACGGCAACAACATTTAGTTATGTAACTAAGAACTGGAAATCAGTATAAACTAAAATGACAAAGAATATCTGGACGTTATCTCCAGATGACCGACTACGAGAGTGGAGGTCGTTTAGGAAGCAAGTTAGTGCCTTAGGTACTGAACAACAATTAGAATCTGTAATCGCCTGGTGGAAAATGGCTCCAATAGGCACAAGGGTTATAGACATCTATAATTCAAATGATTGGCCTGACCCCTGGGAATTGATTCACAAGGGAGAGTTCGATGAAAATGCCATTGCACTAGGTATGGCTTACTCTATACAGTTATTAGAGAAGCAGACTGAACTGTGTTTACTACAAGATAGGACAGATCATTTCTTAGGATTGATTGTTTTAGTTGACAAGTCGTACATATTAAACTATACTTATGGTATAATAGAAGACGCAACTAAGGTTCTAGATAATAGCGAAATAGTACAGTCATGGAATGTAGAAGATTTAATAAAGCACAAGTAAACTTCCGCCATCTGGTATTAAATAGAAGACGTTAAAAAACATAATAGGTAAAATAACATGACAAAAGAAATTGGCGTACTCAAGCGAGATGGCTCTAAGGAAAAACTAGATTTAGAAAAAATGCATCAAGTAGTATTTTATGCATGTGAAGGAATAACAGGTGTTAGTGCTAGTGAAGTAGAAATAAAAAGTCATTTACAATTCTACGATGGCATCAAATCAACAGACATTCAAGAAACATTAATCAAAGCGGCCGCTGATTTAATTAGCGAAGAGACTCCTGGATACCAATGGGTAGCAGGACGTTTAATTAACTATCATCTTCGTAAAAATGTATATGATAGTTTTACACCCTGGCATTTAAAAGACATCATTACAAAGAATATTGATCTTGGATACTATGATTCAGAGATAACAAACTCATATACAGAAGAAGAATTAAACATAGCTGATTCATATATCAAGCATGACAGAGATGAGAACATTGCTTATGTAGGCATGGAACAATTCAGAGGCAAGTATCTTGCACAGAACCGTGTTACTGGTGATATTTATGAAACACCACAAATTACATACATGATGATTTCCCTAGTTCTTTTTGGTGACTATCCTAAACAAGAGCGTATGAAATGGGTTAAAGATTATTATGATGCGATCAGTAACTTTGATATTAGTTTACCCACACCAGTTATGGCAGGTGTTCGTACTCCGCAAAGGCAGTTTTCTTCTTGCGTTCTAATAGAAACAGATGATAGTCTAGACAGCATTAATGCAACATCAAGTGCTATTGTTAAGTATGTTTCACAGAAGGCAGGCATTGGTATTGGTGCTGGAAAGATTCGTGCCATTGGTAGTCAGATTAGACGTGGTGATGCTAGTCACACTGGCGTCATTCCTTTCTATAAACTATTCCAATCAAGTGTTAAGTCATGTAGCCAAGGCGGTGTACGTGGTGGAGCGGCAACTCTATACTATCCTATCTGGCATTTGGAAGTGGAAGACTTACTAGTACTAAAGAACAATAAAGGTACAGAAGACAATCGTGTAAGACACATGGACTATGGCGTACAATTTAACAAGTTAATGTATGAGCGTCTACTGTCTGGTGGTGATATTACTTTATTCTCACCTAGTGATGTTCCAGGACTTAATGAAGCATTTTTTAATGATCAGGATGAATTCAAGCGTCTATATGAGATAGCAGAACGTAATACAAAAATCCGTAAAAAGACAATGCCAGCAAGTGCTTTGTTTGGTATGTTTATGGAGGAACGTAAGAATACAGGACGTATTTACTTAATGAATGTGGATCATGCAAATACTCATAGTGCATTTGATGAAGCAGTAGCACCTATTCACCAGTCTAATCTATGTTGTGAAATTAACTTACCTACTAAGCCACTAAAACATATTATGGATGAAGAAGGTGAAATTAGCCTATGTACTCTAAGTGCGATTAATTGGGGTAACATTAGAACTCCAGCAGACTTTGAAAAGCCGGCGGCTCTAGCAGTTCGTGGACTTGATGCTCTGTTGGATTATCAGAAGTATCCAGTACTGGCGGCAGAATTAAGCACAATGAAAAGACGTCCATTAGGTATTGGCATCATTAACTTTGCTTATTGGTTAGCAAAGAACGATACCAACTATCAGGATCCCAATCTAGAACTAGTGGATGAATGGTCAGAAGCATGGAGTTATTACTTAATTAAAGCAAGTGCAGACTTGGCAGTAGAAAAAGGTAGTATCAGTGGTAATATGGAAACAAAGTATGGACAAGGTATTACACCTAACCAAACTTATAAGAAAGATGTGGACACACTAGTACCACATAAAGAACGGCAGGATTGGACAGGATTGCGTAAACAGTTAAAAGAAACTGGTATTCGTAATAGTACTCTAATGGCACTTATGCCTAGTGAAACGTCTGCACAAATTAGCAACAGTACTAACGGCGTTGAACCGCCTAGAGCGTTTGTGAGTGTAAAGCAGAGTAAAGATGGAATACTTAAACAAGTTGTTCCGGGATATCCACGCCTAAAGAATAAATACGACTTGCTATGGGATCAGAAGTCACCTGAAGGTTACTTAAAGATCATGGCAGTATTACAAAAATATATTGATCAGGGTATTAGTGTAAACACAAGTTACAATCCTGAACACTATCCAGACGAAAAGATACCAATGAGTGTACTATTACAACATCTTGTAATGTTCTACAAATTTGGTGGAAAACAACTATACTATTTCAACACTTATGATGGACAAGGTGAAATAGAGTTTAAAGATGAAGTACCATTGGAAGTGGGCGATGCAGATGACGCCTATTGTGAAAGTTGTGTAATTTAGGGGAACAAGGAAAGAGATGACGGTTTTAAATATAGATAACAATAAGAGTCATACAGAGGCTAATGCATTTTTAGATGAATGCCTAGGTATGCAAAGATATGATACAATGAAGTACAAGCAGTTTGATAAGCTGACTGACAAGCAATTGGGTTTCTTTTGGAGACCTGAAGAAGTTGATGTAAGTAAAGATTCAAAAGACTTTAAGGATCTTACTGAACACGAGCAACACATCTTTACAAGTAATCTAAAAAGACAGATACTACTTGATAGTGTACAAGGGAGAGCACCAAACGAGGCATTCAGTCCCATTGTTTCTTTGCCTGAACTAGAAAATTGGATTATTACCTGGACATTTTCAGAGACAATCCACAGTAGAAGTTACACACATATTATCCGTAACATCTTTAGTGACCCAAGTAAAATCTTTGATGAGCTAATGGATTCACAAGAGATTGTTGATTGTGCTGGAGACATTTCTAAGTACTATGATGATCTAATTACAATGAGTATGTACTATAGATTGTTGGGCGAAGGTAAACACAAAGTAAACGGCAAGACTATTGACATTGATATGTATGAACTAAAGAAGAAAATTTGGTTGTGTATCAATAGTGTTAATGTACTGGAAGGTATTCGCTTCTATGTATCGTTTGCATGTAGTTGGGCGTTTGCTGAACTTAAGAAGATGGAAGGCAATGCTAAGATTATTAAGTTTATTGCCCGTGATGAGAACGTACATCTAGGTTCAACACAGTACTTAATAAGTAAAGTACTCACAAAAGAGGATCCAGATTTTGCAAAGATAGCCATTGAATGTGCTGATGAAGTTCAGCAAATGTTCATTGACGCAGTAGAGCAAGAAAAAGAATGGGCTGATTATCTGTTTAAAGATGGTAGTATGATTGGTCTAAATGCAGAACTATTACATAATTATATTGAATGGATCTGTTGTAAAAGAATGGTTGCACTAGGAATTAAATGTCCTTATACAACTACACAAGCGAACCCATTACCCTGGACACAGAAGTGGATATCAGGAGCAGAAGTACAAGTCGCACCACAGGAAACAGAAATCTCCAGCTACGTTATCGGAGGTGTAAAACAAGATGTTGATACAGAAACTTTTGCAGGACTAAGTTTATAAACAGGAGTCAGCAATGCCTCAAGACATTGAAGTCTATAGTAAAGAAAATTGCGCCTATTGTATCAGAGCTAAACGCTTACTTGAAAGTATGCAACTACAATATGTGGAAAAGAAAATTGGCGTAGACGTCACAAGAGAACAACTATTAGAAGTAGCACCACAAGCCAGAACAGTACCACAAATTATTATTAGTGGTAGGGTAATTGGTGGTTATGACGACTTAGTTGAATACATGGAAAACAGTAATTTTAACGGAACAGGATACGGATCATAAAATGTTAATAGAAGCACCATATAAGGTTGGCGATATCGTCAGCATCAAACTATCAAGTGGCGAAGAAATGGTAGCCACTCTACAATCAGAAACAGACAGCCTAGTAGAGATTAGAAAGCCTCTAATGTTAGTAGCAGGCAACGAAGGCGGAATGGGACTTGCTCCCTTTATGTTTACTGTTGGCCCAGACGCCAAGTACAAAATCAAGCTAAATAGTATTATATGTATAGTAAAGACGGAAAAGGATGCCTCTAATACATATACACAGAGTACATCAGGTTTAGCGGTAGTTAATTAATGGCAGCAGTTCACAGAGATACAGACGATAGAAGTTGTGGAGCCAGCACAAATGCGGCCAATCCCAACGTATATACTAATAATCTCTTAACTGCCGTAGACGGTAATCCCAATAGTCATGGTGGCGGTGGTTTAATTGCCGCCAATCCAGGTGTATATGTTGGTAACAAATTAGTAGTATTACAAGGTAATGATGCAAACCCAGATGCTATATGTCCTATCCCTCCACATTGTAATCCTGCGGCGACAAGTGGCAGTGGTAATGTGTATATAGGAGGTTAACGTGGTTGATTTTGCAGGTGGTGTTGCTAGTGCTAATGAATATCTAAACAGAACAGTTAGTGTACCAACAAGTGTAACAGTTAATGATCAAGGTACTGTAACAGCCACAACAACAGATATAACAGTTAGAGAGATTATTTGTAGTCTACTAGCTGGTAATGGCATTAAACTTCCAAACCTACAAATTTGTTTAAAGATAAACTTGGGTAGACTTATACCTGAGATACCGGCGGCTCTAGCAGACTTAAAGCAAG